GAGGTTCGCATCAAAGCCAAGCGCGGAGCCTACGAGTTCATCCTTTGGCACGGAACCCTCGACGACATCAGCGTGACCTATGCGCCAGACCAGCAGAACCAGATAACGGTCAACGCAACAGACTTCTGGGCACTCCTAGTCAACCGCCGCTTCGACTTTGAACCAGTGGCTGCAATTTTGCCCAGCGACGCAATCCAGTTGGCAATCGACGAAGTCGCGGCCACAGGCTTTGTGATTCCTTATGACAGTTTCAGCATCAACCCTGAATGGTATATGACTGGCACACCGCAGCTCAACACCACCTTTGGCGCGGTGGCCGCCAACTGTTTGACCACAGGGCTCGGCTTCATCGCAATCAACCCGAACACGGGCTACCTCGAGTATCGACCTCGAGCAACCACCGGTGGCTACGTCTACACAATCGGCAACAACCACGGCGATGCCAACCACTTGTGCATGGCAGACCTAGACTCAGCGATGCAATCCGAGCAGGTGTTCAACAGCACCCTGGTCACTCAGAAATACGAATACCTGGGCGACCCAATCTTCACCCAGCTCTACACAGACCAGGACTCAATCGACCTATTCGGTCAACGCTCAGAAGACTTCACCGTCGACCTGGCAACCACAGCCGACGCAGACGCCTGGGCTGCGACCGTATTCGCGCCAAAACCAATCACAGTAGTGACCAGCGTGACCACACCGGCAATCGACCGGCTGCGCGATCTAACAGAAGCAATCGAGTTCATGCCAGGCGACACCGTTAGAGTGCTTTACAGTAATGACGACATAGACATCGACACCGTTTACACCGTAACCAGGGTGCGCCACATCATCGACGTAAACAACTGGTTCACTACACTAGAAGTATGGAAAGAGTTTTAAATGGCCGGATGGTTTGACTTTGTAAATGGGCAGACGCTCCCAGCGTCAAGAGTCCAGGACTACCTAATGGATCAGACCGTAATGGTCTTTGCCGATGCCAGTGCGCGCACAGCTGCTCTTACACCAACCGCTGGCATGGTCACCTACCTGGTTGACACTGGCAACCTTTGGTTCTACACCGGCTCGACATGGAGCCTAGTTTCACCCCCAGTTGTTATCCCAGACACACTGAGCCCAATTCTCTTGATCGGAGCATAAACACATGGCAATAAATTACAAGATTCTCGGCCAGGTGCACCCTGCGGGAACAAGCGACACCGACCTTTACACCTGCCCTGCGGCGACTCAAACAATAGTTTCAACTTTGACTATCACAAACGTCACAGGTTCAGTTGCTTCTGCTCGAGTCTGGGCAAGAATCAACGGCGCGGCGACAGCTCATGTCAACGCAATTATCTTCGACGCACCAATTGCGGCCAACACAACTGTAGCATTTACTCTCGGTTTGACCGTAGATGCAGCTGACATCGTCACAGTTAGATCATCAGTTGGTAACTCTTTGACATTCCAACTATTCGGGAGCGAGATTAGCTAATGGCTGTAACAGTATTCCCAGTTCCAAGCACAGGTGGCACACCTAAAAGCCAGTTCACAGAAATCTTTACCTCAACTGGCAGTTGGACAGCACCAGCTGGTGTGACAAAAGCAGAAGTTATTCTTTGCGGTGGTGGCGGCGCAGGCGCAGCTGGTAGCAGCTTTCAAGCTGGTGGCGGTGGCGGTTCTGTATTCTATTCAGTCCTAACCGTTGTTCCTGGCACAAGTTACACCATAACCATTGGCGCAGGAGCACCTGCAGTCGCGCCCAACGCAAACGGTGGCACCGGCACTTCATCAACTTTCGGAGCTCTTATGACAGCGACCGGCGGTGTTGGGGGCACTATGGGTAACAACAACTCTTCTGGTCCTGGAGCGGGCAACGGCGGTAGCGGAGGTAGCAACGGTGTGAACACAGCCCAACAGGCTTACCCAGGTAATGTTGGAGCATTTGGTTATGGTGGCGGTGGCGGAGCTAGTCACCAAGGTTTCTACGGCCCAGGGGCGTCTGGTGGCGGTGGCAGTAACCGATTAAACGCAAACGCTAACACCGGATCAGGTGGCGGTGGCAACGGAAACTCTGCCAACTCTGGAGCCGGCGGTTCTGGAATCTGCATTATTAAGTATTGGGCTTAGGAGTAAACATGGCACACTTTGCAAGAATCGAAAACGGAATTGTCACTCAGGTAGTAGTCGTCGACAACGCAGAAGAACACCGTGGCGAAGAATACCTAAACAGTCTTGGCCTCGAGGGTCGCTGGGTTCAAACTTCATACAATGCAAACTTTGGCAAAAAATTCGCAGGAGTTGGAGACACATACGTTGCAAGCACCGGCAACTTTAAACCAGCGCAGCCATTCCCCTCATACACCTGGAACGCAAGTCTGTGGACATGGGTATCACCTAAACCATTCCCAACCGACGGCAAAGCCTACAGCTGGAACGAAGAGCTTCTCGACTGGGCAGAGATCTAAAATGCCTGAGACCACCGACAGAGAGCTGCTAATCACAATCATCAAAGACTTGGCAACACTCAAGGCAGAGATGAACGGATACAAGCAACTCGAGCGCGATGTTCGTGAATTACAAAAAAAGATTTATTTATTCATGGGCTTCGCAGGAGCAATCGGTGGTTCAATCGTCGCAATCGCACAGGAAGTTATGACCAATGCCTAAACAAGTAACCGTTCAAACCTTTCACCCTGGCAAAGTCTCACGCATGGGCGAGAAGTTTGGCACACATTCAGACGTGCGAAAGAAACTAGGACTTGGCCCACACAGAGGCTTGGACTACTCATTCCAGTCAGGCACACCGCTCCTGGCAATCGGATCAGGCCGCGTCAAGAACATCGGCCACACAAGCGTTCTCGGCTACTTCATCGAAATCAGCGCACCGGTCATTATCAAGGGCAAGCTCGAGGTCAAAATCTTTGGCTACTACCACCTACTCGAAGACCAAGAGCAATTCTGGAAAGTTGGCGACCCAGTCAAAGGCGGCCAAGTCCTATGCAAGTCAGGCAACACAGGCACAGCCACATCCGGCGCACACCTGCACCTAATGGCCGGTGACAAAATCAACCTGGCAACAAGCCCAGTCGAAGACCCGCTACCACTCATCGAGGCCACTCTCACGCCTCAGACAATCACCGTCGACGACGAGGAGAAACCAGTTGCCAAAAAACCAGCTGCTAAAAAACCTGCTAAAAAGTAGCCCACTCAAAAGAGTCACCCGCGTTGCAGCATTCGCGCTCGGGGCTGGAATCGCCTTTCTAGGGGCTGGAAGCCTCCAAGGGTTGCAACCACTCGAGTCTGCCCAGTTTGGTGCCACAGGAGCCGTCCTAGGGCTTCTCATGGCTATTCTGTTCACCTACGCTGGCAAGGGTCAAGTGCCAGACGAGGACTTCGACAACTCAATCAACTCGGCAATCGAAACCGTCAACTCAAAAACAAAGAAGAGTGACAAGTAAGCCCTATACTGTCATCACCTAACACAGAAAGGCCTGACATGGCATCATTCAACGTCAACGACTACGATCCAGTAGAAAATCGCATTCATGAGTTCTGGAAAGACCATGAGCTTGGGCGCATCCACACCGAAATCGTGCTAATCAACGAGACCGAAATCGTGATAAAGGCAACCGTTTACGCCGACCGAGACGACCCAAGACCGGTGGCAGTCGGCTTTGCCCAGGAGTCGCGCAAATCTGACCCAGTAAGTTTCGCCGAAAAATGCGAGACTAGCGCAATCGGCCGCGCACTAGCAAACATGGGCTACAGCCCAAACCTAAAGAACAAGTTCCTACGAGCAAGCCGTGAAGAAATGGAAAAGGTTCAGCGCGGTGGCGCGATGCAAAACGATCGCGACTGGGAGCTCGAGCTTGATGTTCTCACCACCGAAAAGAACCTGGTCGGCCTGCGCGCACTCCGCAAAGACGCCGTCAAGTCACTACAGCCAATGGAGCTAATCACAAAGATTGACGCCGCCGGCAAACTAATCAGCGACACGCCCTAAAATAAAACGCCCCCAGGCACACAGAAACCTTGGGGGCGGTGGCTAGGATAAATCCGGCCACGAACCAAATCATACAGGAAAGACACAGAGATGAGCGCAGAAGCCATGAGTGCAGTTTTGCACCACAGCCCCGCAACAGGAACCGCCAAAGTAGTTCTATTGGCAATTGCCTGGCACACGAACGACAACCCAGAATTAGGTTGCTACCCGTCACAAGAGACCCTGGCAAAGTATGCCAACGCATCGGTGAGAACCATTCGACGCGCTTTGCAAGAGCTTGTCTCAATGGGTGAAATCGAAATTACAAGACACGGAGGCATCGGTTACGGATCGAGTCCGACCAACCGATACTTCATCAGAACCGACTGTCCAGAGTGGTGCGATAA